TTCTGTGGTAATCATGCGAGCCTCTTATAGCCCTCCGAAGAGGGCATAAAAAAACCGCTTTCGCGGCTATTCGTTTTTACGGGGTCGGCCTGATTTCGCTTCTGGAGTTGCCGGTGTTAGGTCACTACCCGCCTCTCCACGCATCAGACGAACGTTCGACTTCAGGGCTGGATGCAGTTCTTTTATATCCACCACATCGCCAACCTTTACGCCGAACCATGGTCGTACAACTTCGTATTTAGCCATACCATTTCCTTACACAAGGTTAGCGCCATAGACAACTCCGGACAGGCCTTGGTCGTCTGCGGTGATTTGCAAACCTTCAGCAGACATGATCTGGAAGTTGTAGTTAACGTTAGGTAACGGACGCGGCAGCGGCACGACGCCAACAGCCATACCAACCAGCGGAGAAATGATGTCCTGACGGCGAACATAGGCAATGAACTCGTTGCCACTCAGCGCAAAGGTCGGGCGAATTTCACGAACAGGCGCAAATGGCAGCACAGCATTCAGTACGTTGCCGCTAACTACGCCGTTTACTACATACGGTTGAGCCAGGTTAGCCCAGATTTCAGGTGACACCCACATCACATCATACTGAGCGACTTTGTTGGCGCGCGCCAGCGTACCAAATGCGCCTTTCCCGAAGAAAGCAAACAGTGCTGTCATATCGGCAGTGGTCAGGTCTATATTTGCGCCACCCGAACCAGAACCCAGGTTGATCTTCTTGGTGTTACGGTGATTTTTGATACCCTGTGCCGGGTAGGACTGCACCTGAATATTCGGGTCGCCGTTCAGATAGTAGTTGACGCGCTTCTGGTTAAACTTGCGCATTTTAGCCATCTGCGAATCCAGCACAAGGTCAATACCTACAGAGTTAAGACCAGCAGCATGACGCCAGTTCACGCCGTAACCTGCGGTGAATACCGGAATCGGGTTGCCATCACTCGCATATTCGGTATGGTCAAATGAGAATGGAGCCTGACCGTCAATGCTCACAGACACATCATCAGCGATATCACCAATAACGTTGTAGAGCTTTGCAGTTTTGCCAACAGAAAGAACAGTCTGCACACCAATCAGGTCGTTGACGATTTCCATGCCAACCTCCTGATCACGCAGTTGCAGCACCTGACGGTCAATCTCGGCCCAGAAATCACGCGTAAAACCGCCTACAGCATTAACCGCCAGCCATTCAGGAGTCATATTAGAACGATTTGCCGCAATCATAGCATCATGCTGTGCGTTCCACATGTTTCGGTTTGCCCAAAGCTCATTCCAGTGACCACCAAGGCGCGAGTTAGTCGCCAGTGTCTCTTTAGAGAAATACATATATGTTTATCCTTTTGTTACGCGCCTGCAGCGGCAGCAGTGCCAACGCGCATACGAACGCGAATGAAGTCGGTGGTGCTGGCTGCGATGGTGAACTCGTCCTGGCTGTAGCCGATTACTGAATCGGTGTCGCCAGTTGCCAGTGTGAATTGACCAGCCGCGCCAAGCTTAATCGGGCTGTCCTTCTTGTACGCACCAGGTACACACAGAAGCGCAAGTTCACGACCTTCTTCGACATAGTTGCCAACAGCAGAATCGCCAGCAGGAACGGCATCACGAATGCCAAGCCCCTGATGATAAGCACAATCAATAATGTACATGCGGCCAGTTAATGCTGTGGCTTGTGCGAACTTACCATCACCGTTAATAGTGACGGCGGTGCCTGGCAGTAGTTCTGCGGCGGTGAGACGGGTTTCGGTCTTGTAGAGCGATTTCCCGTCGATATTAACGCGACGATAACGTGACATTATCCAGGCTCCTTATTTGAAGTATTCAGATGCGGCAGGTGCACCGGTTTCTTTCTGCTGTTGCGCAGAGTTGGTACCCAGCGGCGCGGATTCACCGATTGTTTTAAACATCGCATCCAGTGCTTCGCCTGAAAGAGCGTTAGCCACGATCTCGCCGTGAACTTTCGCCACCGCTTCACGCTTGGCTTTCTCTTCTGCGCGGGAGTTGGCAGTCAGAGTTTCAGCCAATTGCTGCTGGTTGGCCTGCAACGCATCTACCTTTTCTGCGAGAGGCTTGATCGCTTTTTCGGTATTGGTGGCAACGGCCTCGCTAACCATGCTGCCGAGTTGTTCCAGTTCTTCTTTGGTTAAAGGCATGTCGCCCTCCGTTTTGTGGTTTGTTGCAGGCTGCTCCTGCGGTGTGAAAAGAGATTTGAATTTGTTGGCGACGATAGCCACCCATGATTCCTGTCGTGCGACTGACGTTCCGGTGTCGTCGAAGGTGATTGCGCCGCCATCTGACTTGTAGCCAAATACCTCAGCAGTACCGCCATTTCTGACGATTACCGCCTGAGAATCAGTGAAATCAGCCACCCAGGCATATTCATCCGCGCCCGCCGCAAACTTCGCTTTGGCTGCGCGATCGAGGCGCTGCTCGCGCTCCCGGTAGGATTCTCCCACCAGCGCGCCTGAGTTCGCCTTAAGCGGCTGCGCCAGATCAGCGTTAACCATCAGGCCAACGCCCTGCTCCGGAGTAGCGGCTCCAACTTCGTGCAGCAGGATCGCGTCGTGGTCCATACCGTGGATATCTGCCACCCACTCAGCACCTGTGGCGCGCTGCTGATCGTTGGGCTCAAGCTGGTCGAGGAATGCGGCAACACTGGTATGAATCGGCGGAACGTCTTCACCGCGCTCAATGGCAGCGACACGTTCAAGCAGTTCCCTGCCACCTTCAGACTCGCTGGCGCGGGCCACATCAACCCACTTTTCGAGGTAGATGCGATTACCGGACTTCTTAACGTTGCGGTTCCACGCGCCGATATGGCCTGCGTTAATCCCCTCAGGCGAGAAAGCAGAAACAAACTGACCGTTAACCTGAGGATGCCCAAGCGGTGCCAGGGTGCCTTCCAGCCCTTTATAGTGGGCGTCGATTTGCTCTTGCGTGTACAGCCCGCCATTCATTACGACGTTCGCCGGCAGCGTGTAGCTCGGCAGCACCAGGTGCTCACGCCCGTTGTATGTTTCGCGCCTGATAGACTGGCTGTTCACCTTCGTGGTGATGTTTACCTGAATAGGCATAGTTATTTCTCCGCCCAAGCGTAACCGCGCGCCTGCATCGATTTATATTCTTGTTTGATTTTGGTAATGGTGTCTGGGAACTGAGGCCTTCCATCGTCGTCAACCAGAACTGACTGTTGGCTGCATTTGCAGTTGATACTGTTCGCATCCTTTGCATACCATTCACGAACCTCTTCATTTGTGTAGAGGTGAGCATGGCGCACGGCGTGGGTGTGTCGCGTTGTCGGTGACAGCGCCGAGATGTGAACCAGAAGCGTTTTCAGGCCGAAGAGGTCATTCGCCTCCTGGTCTTCATCCCACTTGGCTCGACGCAGCGCGGTAGTCACTTCGGTTCGCGCTATACGGTTAGCCCTGCGCTTCTCGATGCCAGTCTGTGCAGTAAGGTTCCTGGCAATATCCAGCGGATTAAGACCTCGCCCCACTCCATCAGTCAGCACGCGCGCCATATCGCGCTTAACGTCAGCGCTCAGCCCCTTCATTTCCTCAAACACACGCGCATGTACCAGCGCCATACGTTGCTGATACGGGTCACTCGCGAGGATTGCCGCCAGTGACTCGCGTCCCGCTGCATACACAGGTGATTGCTGGCTGAGGTTGTAGAAGGCTTGCCCTGTCCCTTTCTCAGCAGCCAGGTCGATGTACTCGTAAAACCACAGGTCGTATTCGTTACCATCAAGCAGCACCTGGTCTACCAGGTAACTGGCATCGTTCAGGATGATGGAGAGCAGCGTTGGGTTTAGCTGGTATTCGTATCTGGCGTTTACTGCGAGGGAGGAAGGTATTTTGTCGAGTGCTGATTTGTACGCTTTGCCAATCTTATTCATCCGCCTGGAGAAGTCTTTCATTGCCCGGCGTTCCAGCGCATCGGCTCCGGTCGGATCCTGATAGTTACGCGGCAGAATCGGTGGCTTTGCCCTCTTCGTCACCATCCTCTTCTCCTAACGGCTCTTCGTCATCATTGTCATAGCCAGCAGCTGTGCGAATCTCCTCACGGCTAAACGCCGGGTTGTCACCGCTGCCCAGCATGGTCTGGTTAATCTCGCCCATGGTCTTGGCGTTGGTGAGCTTTTCAGTACCGGTCTGTTCGTTCAGGTTATCCCATATCACCGCTTTCTGGCTGACGGAGTCGATAATCTGCAGCTCAATGAGCTTGTCGCAGAAGTCCTCTATCTCGAATGACAGGTCTACGCGGCGAGACTGACATCGGGCGTTGAAATATTTTTGGTCTTCAGTACTTGAACGTTCTGCCTGCTGATTACCAACCAGAATTCGCGTAGGAATATCTACCCCTGCGGCTGCTGTCTGGAGGTTCACGTTGTATGTTGCTGTAGGGTCCGCAACTGATGTAACGAGGGGTGTAACTGTCGCCCCCTGTGTGGTCATTAGCACGTCGTTACCACGGTTAATTTCCCCGGCAACTTCGTTAAACTTATCCTGTAGTTCATCGATACTCACGCCATACAGCGACGCCAGATTTGTGAAGTCGATTTCCTTTTCGAAGTTGACATTAAGCTGGCGTGCAGCGTTCTTCAGGAACGACTCACCTGAACCACCTTCCACCTTCTCCAGACTGACAAAGGCGTTATATGCTGGTTCAAGGAATCCGATTGCATCTTCTGAGTAATCACCCAGGATGAATACTCGGTCAGGGTGAATATCCACACGGCGGCTTGAACCATTCGGCAACCGTTCGGTGTACTTCCACATCTTCGGCTGGCCGTATGTCTTCGAGTTAATGCCAGTGTCCCACTCGCCAACCTTCAACGACCCAGCCCATGACACGGAAACCTTCTGTAGCCCACGACCTTTAGTGGCAGGCAGATTCCAGTCTTTTCCATCTCGGATGTGCAGCAGGATTCCGGCATATCGCCCGACAAGACGACGGCGATCCGCCTCAGCGAATGAGCGCCATAATCGGTTGGTGAATACCTGTTTGGACTTTTTCTCCCAGGCGGTTTCGTCTTCGCTATCGTCGGCATCGTCACCCTCAATGATTTCCGGGTTGGTCTGCCAGCACTTGCCAACAAGCTTCTCTACAGCACCGTGGGCAATACCACCGCGCCGGTACAGGGAGTAGAGGTTTTCGTAGGTGACCAGCTCAGGGAAGCCGTATTCGCACCATGCGGAATGGCGCTTATTATCCAACCCCATCGTCGGCACCATCAACCCCATACGGGCGCGTGCCATCCGCGCATCGTTCAACGCATGGTTGACGGCGAGAGTTAATTTGTCAGTCATGGTTTATCCGTTAGCGTTTCATCGGTGGGATTTTTGGTCCTTTTGCCGGATTGAATGATTCAACCTTTCTGAGCGTCAGCGACCGGCAATGCCTTGGGTTGTAATACAGTAGCGAAACATAATCGAAGCGGATGATCTTTCCGCATGCACTGCACCAATATTCGGTCACGCCGAGTCCTCATTAGTGAATTTCAGGCAATAAAAAAGGCCGCCGTAGCGACCTGTACATTTAAAGATATTTCACTGTGTGTTCAATACGTAATCTGAAATATCTTCAGCTAGCTTCCCATATTTTTTGGCAGCTTGCTTGAGGGTATCATCAGCCAATGTTGAGACTTTTTTGTTTAAAATGTAATCCCTCACGTACTGCTCGTGGATCAATACACCTGGATTTTCCGCAATAATTTTTTTTAACGCCAGATAGAAGAGTTTTTCTTCATCGGGATGAAGAGTGTACCAGGTGCTACGAGAAAGCCATGAATCAAAGTGATGAAGTCCAGAGATCATATCGCTATCCTTTTCCAGTGATGAAGAATACCAATATAACCGGTGGATTTTTATGTTCAAGCTATCTGCCCTGAAGGCGCTTAGGAATCATCATCCCCATCGATTTAGGTTTGCGTTTGATATACCCGTCCAGACCGTACCGGATTCCATCCCAGCAGTGGTTGTTCTTATCCTCGATAATCGGCAAGACTTCGCCAGTGATACGGTCTGTTTTGTACGAGTAAAGCCGCGCCTCTTTCGCCGTTTCTTTACAGCGAGGATGGATGATGATCTTCTTAAATCCACGTAGGAAGGTGATGCCGTCCTCTACGCTACCCTGCCATTTCTGAGCAGCTGAGATATTGAATCCCTGCCCTTTGATATGGCTGATAGTTTCTGGCCTAGAGTTGTCGGCTTTGATGGGCCATTTACGCGCTTCAGGGATACCGGGGAATTTCGCATCGTCAGTGACCTCCCAGTCCTCAAGCTGTTTCGGCGTGGCATCGGTTTTGCCTGCATAAAACTTCCACATATCGTCGAGCTCTACGCCATTGCCGTAGGCCTCGTATTCGATGTAGAGGTTGTTATCCAGAATGAACATGCGAATAAGCGTGCTGGGGTCTTTCGCGAATCCGAAGTCAGCACCGAACAGCAAGCGCTCTGATTTCCTCCATAGATTGTCTTCGAAGCTCTGCACGATGTATTTGTTAGCCAGCACCTGCTTATCTGAGTTTTCGAGGTAAGCCCCCTCCCATATCCACGCGTAATCTGCGTAATCAAGGTTTGCCAAGTCTTCCTGTCGCTCTTCCTCAAGCACAGCAGGGAACCATGGATTGTCGACATAGTTCATCTCGACAATAATTGAGCTTTTTGGGGGATTCTTTCTGAAAAGTTTGTCGGTGGCGCTGCCGTCCTTCTCCGGGTTCCACGTAACCCAGATTTCTGAGCCTTCTTCACGAACGGTCGGGCGAAGCTTTTTCCACGCAGTCGAAGAAACGGACTCGGCCTCGTCAACCCAGGCTACAAGAATTCGCGCTTTTGATTTGATGCTGTCTAGGTTATGGCGAAGACCGCAGAATACATAGCTGACCTTGCGATTCTTTGTCCTGATGTATTTCTCTCCAATGTCGAAGTAATCATCAAGCCACGCCACGGAGCGAATTGCCTGCTTTACCTCCTCCATGGAGGATTCTTCCAGCGAGTTCATGTATTCTCGAGCGCACAGGATAACTCCACTGATATTGGCTTCTGCCGCTTGGTACGCTTTGACGGCAGTCATTAGTGCAAAAGTACGCGTCTTAGCAGATCCACGTCCGCCGTGAGCGCCACGATAACGGATTCCTTCTGTCGCGAATACAGGAACTAACTTGGCAGGTATCTGGAGGTCAACTTGGCTTTCCATTTGCTGGGTCAACTCCTACCAGGCGAATAGTGGTTGGCTTCGTTGCCATAGTTCCATCAGATGAGGTGTGATCGATAATCTGCTTATCAAGGCCGACCAGCTTAGCCTTGCCCATTGTCGCCGCTACAGCTGCAGATGATTGTGGCGTCTCGGCGCTTAAGGCTTTTTGTCTGGCCTCTTCCAGTTCAGCGAGGAGAGAATCGACGGTGACGTTATGGCGTTGCTTAATCTCGCCCCTCAATTCTTTTATCCTTAGGGCTATCTTAGGGTTATCCTGCAACTTACATGCTTGAACATGTACTGCCTCCGGCTTCATCTTGTCAGCAGCATACGCCGTCCGATAAGCCTCAGAAGCATTACCCGTTTCGATGTATGCCTGACAGAAAGCTTCTTGCTTAATTGTCAGACCTGTCATATTGGAATATTCCACTAGTTATTGAGTATCATGCCTACAGGCACACATAAAACATATTCTGCTTTATCGAGCCTTTACGATAGAAAGCTCTGTAAAACACTCTCGATTTCTTCTACCCCCGCATCGAGATGGCGAGCAATGAGGGATAAACCAGCCATCGTAAAAGCTGCAAACCCCGGTATGCATCGTTATTGATTATCATTGCACACTCACGCAGAAGGATTTCCCATTGAGGGCTGCGGTCATTGTTAATGCGGTGATACTGCGACGATACAACGCTGTTATTTCCTCACTTACTGGCTTGGGTTGTTTATCTGTACTGCTGCTAATTGAATATTGTTTGACAGGAAATAAACTCAGGTTTCATTATCAAGCCCACCCGTAGATAGGCTTTGTAATGGATAGCCGTTTAGCAGTTCTCGTAATTCTTTGATTTTTCCGATAACACAGTTTTGCGTTTACCATCAGCACGCGATATCGAGAGTCAACTGTAGTTGCTCGCGCCAGAACTCAACATTGGCTTCAATGACCGGCTTATCCCATCGCCAGCGAGCCATCTCTCTTGCTCCATTGCTGGCTTTTGATTTCCGGTCATCACGAATGCGACACGCTTGCTCATATTTCTGCTGCTCAGTCAGTTCACCGCGAAGCAGACTATCAATGTGCAGGTCGCACCACACAGCAAAACGAGCATCACACCAACGGGCAAATGCAACTGAAAGTTTTGGATGTAGCCACGTACCACCACCTCTGTCCTTTCGTGCCTTGCTGGTTTTTACATACCTCGATTGTGAGGGATGTAAAATTTGAGATTCTTTCCCGGTCAACGCTTCGTCTAAAGCACGAACGTATTCAAGCGTTTCTGCCAAACGCATCCAGTTATCAATGCGTTTCCCAAATCTCTCAGCAACACCTGTAACGTTGATCCAACCATCAGTGTTGAAACTGACAACTTCACCTTTGTAATTAAGTGGCACGATATTCATAACGTTTACCTACCATTTGAAATGAACCTTTGCCGCACAGGAAACCAGCCCACCGAGGCTCGCCAGCACTAACTGGTATCCTCAAAGGCCCATTCCAAAGGGTCAGGTTCGGTGGTTGTTGTGCGCTGCGGTGCGCGGTGAAACACCTATACAAAAACGCCCCGCATCTGCGAGGCATTTTCCTGAAAGTCACTTGTTAAATTTCAGTGAAATTAAAATTATTTTAAGCACTGACTCCTGATGTACTCCTGCAGGTAGTTAACCTGCGCGGTTATCCTGTCGATTCCACTTCGGAGACGGTAATAATTGAGTTCAGCATCTGCTGTAAGTCTTGGGCTTTCTCCATCGCCCATGCCGCTGGATCCGGTCGTTGACTTTGCACAGGTGGCGGCGACTTGCAGGCGCTTACGACCAGCAGAAACATCAGCACGGAGACTTTCGATAGTCGCGTTAGCATCAGCAAGCTCCTTTGTATATCTGGCATCTAGGGCGGCAACGTCACGCTGGCGCTTCATCATGTCGGTAATTGTCGCGTTCGCCAGTGTCAGCTTGTGGGTAGCGGTGTCGCGCTGGTCCTTGTAAGTGATAGCGTTATTGCGGTAGTGATTTGCCAGCCGAACAGCAACAATTAGAGAGACGAGCAACAGGCCAACAAACATCGCTTTCCAGTTGAACATCATGACAGGAACAGCGCCCTTTCTCGCCGCCTCCGTGGAAGGAGAATATCAGGGTCTTTACCAGCTTTTTTCCATAGCAGGAAAGCATCTGCCGCTGCCTGGTAATTCTTTAAATTCAACTGGCGCAGAACGGTAGAGCCAGCAAATGCTGATTTACCTATATTGAATATCAGGCTACATAGTGCATCATACTGGTTCTGATTCAGCTGGACGCGAACAAGACTACTTATCGCATCTTCAACCCACTGCAAATCCTCTTTAAGCAGTTCAGACGATTTTTCGGATGTGATTGTCATCCCTGATACGACAGGATTACCATCCACTTTTCCGGTATGCCCAACCCCAATGGTTGGTATCCCCCTGCTATCTGGATAGGCTTTTAGACTCTCACCTTCTTCACGTTTTAATATGGTGATTCCGTTACTGCTGATTTGCATCATCGACTCCGGCTTTTTTAGCAGCGAAGCGTTTGATTAGCGAACCAATCGAGTCTGTGCCGATGTAGCCGATAAATACACTCGCTATGTAAGCAAGATTACTACTCAGTCCGGCGAAGACTAAAAGGTCACGAATGAACCAGGCGATAATGGCGCACATCGTTGCGTCTATTAGTGTTTTCTTAAACGCACCGCCATTATACCGACCGCGAAGGTACGCCATTGCAAACGCAAGGATGGCCCCGATGCCCTGCTCCTTTGCCGCCATCATGGCGGTTAACAGATCATGTTTTTCTGGCATCTTTTTCATGTCTTACCTCACAGCCGTGAGGATTTGTTCAATGTTATGAATTGGTTGATATTGGAAAGAACAAATCCAGGATACAGTGATTAGTAACGTGGTTTGTTCGTGACTAATGGCATGAGCAAATCAGGCAGGGGGCTGTTAGCGCAGTCTCTTGCCGCCCATTTTCACGAAGCCCGCCATTGCGCGGGTTTTCTTTTATGCAAAGTACACCGCACCGTAGCCACAGCGGATAAGGTGATTATTTTTGTCTGTCTGGTATTTGATTTGATGTGCTTTCAGAAATGTCGTGTTATTTTCGGCATTCACATAGTAAAGGGATAAACATTAATGAACGACTTTAAAACGAGAAGACTCAACACAATACATGCAACTCTTCAAGAAATCGCCGACAAGACTTTAGAGATATCTATGTCAACGTTCTCTGATGAGAACAAGCAAAATCTTATCGAACCACTAATGAAAAGACATGCCGAACTGATCGTTGAAGCTCAGGAATTATTAAAGTAAGAAAACAAAAGCCCCACATCTCTGCGGGGCTTCTATGGTCACATTTGCAACCAGTACTGCGTCAACTTTTACAGACCTCTCAGCCTGTGATGGTTGGAGTACCAGACGATGCGTCGAAGATACCAACTAGGCGGAATCGGTAGTAAGCGCCGCCTCTTTTCATCTCACTACCACAACGAGCGAATTAACCCATCTATCCCATACTGGAGAATTCACCATGATATTTTATCCTGGCATTTTCCATTGCCTTTCTCGCCTCCTCGATATCGTCAAAACACCCCACATGAACCCTTTTACCATTGACCCTAATTCTTCCAACCCACTTGTTTGCAGCAGAATTAAAAGTCACCCCCTTCACACCAGATGAATTGTTTTTCCTCATCTTGCTGTTCCATGAGTTTTGAGTGTTAGTAACAACACGAAGATTGGCTATCCGGTTATCAGACCTATCACCATTAATATGGTCAATCACATCGGTTGGCCAATCATTGTAAACCATCAGCCATGCAATTCTATGGACATATAGCCGCATTCCATAAAGTTTTACCTGCAGATATCCATTTGTTTTATAGCCAACAACAGCGCCATAGATAAATCTAGAAGACCGAGGTGGATTCTTCCATGTAAGAATTCCAGTATCTGGATTGTAATTAAAAAGTCTCAATGCATCTTCACGTTTTAACATAGGCGAACCACATAGATATTAGAGCCTGCTGACATAGAAATATCACCACGAGAGAAGTCGCCAAAAGCGATATTTCTCAGGCTCTATTCCTATGTGCTCTCGAGTTTATGATGCGCATGTCAGTGCGCTTAGAACTTAAAGATGAGGTGGGTAAAAACTGAAAGAATGTGAACTGATATAAATCTGCCATTCTTGAGTCAAATTTACCCAACTTTATTCAAAAAGTCAATATCATGCTGTTAATATGTTGCCATCCGTGGCAATCATGCTATTAACGCGTGACCGCATTCAAAATATTGTCTGCGATTGACTCTTCCTTGTGGCATTGCACCACCAAAGCGTCATACAGCGGCTTAACAGTGCGTGACCAGGTTGGTTGGGTAAGGTTTGGGATTAGCATCGTTATGGCGCGATATGCGGCGCTTGCCGGCACCCTTGAATAGCCGACGCCCTTGCATCTTCCGCACTCCTTCTCAACAACTCTTCCCCACTGTTCAGTTTTGGAAATATCAACCGCCCGGCCTGTACCGTGACAATCTCTGCATCTTGCTCCCGGCGTCGCAGCACTACGGCAATAATCAGCATAAGCAAATGTTGCGAGCACTTGCAGTACCTTTGCCTTAGTATTTCCTTCAAGCTTTGCCACACCGCGGTATTTCCCCGATACCTTGTGTGCAAATTGCATCAGATAGTTGATAGCCTTTTGTTTGTCGTTCTGGCTGAGTTCGTGCTTACCGCAGAATGCAGCCATTCCGAATCCGGCTTGTGATTGCGCCATCCCCATAGCAGCCATCACATCAGTACCGGAAAGAGAGTCAGAAGCCGTAGCCCGCGGTGAGTCACTCATCATCGGGCTTTTTGGCGAATGAAATTTAGCTACGCTTTCGAGTCTCATGCAGCATTGCCTCCCGACGGCTTGTTCAATCCAAGCCGGTTCACCAGTTCACGCTGCTGTTTGGCCTGGTTAATGCTGGTTACGGTCATAGATACCTCTCCCGCCCTGATGAATCATTAAAACGCCGTTAACGATGGCGTGATACCTGGCTTCTTTGTCGTACAGATAACGCCTGACTGTGTTGCGGTGGCACGATAAGCGCCGTGCTACTTCTGTCTGGTTTCCATATGTCTCTATGAGCATGTCTGGAATGGTTTTGATAGTGTGTGTCATGCGGCCTCCAGTAGTTCCGTAATCATTGGCAAATTTCCGCACGTCTCAGTCACTACCAGCACAAGCATCCCTCCTTTAATCGCCTGACAGCGCTTGATACGCATATCGTCTATCTGACCGTCATCCAGCCAGAATCCCGCACTGGTGAGTGCGTCAAAAACGGCCTTTGGCAAATTGTCTAGGTCGCGTTTGCGGTTATCGGGAGGTGCTGCGTGGATGGTGATTCTGATGCGTGGTGTTATTTTGATATCTAACTGTTGTTGCTGGATTATTTCGATTACTTCTTTTCGGTATCGCTTTCCCCAATCGCTGATGTAGTGGATCCCTCTTGAGTGTCGCCAATATCGGTTGTTTGAAGGAGGCCACGGCAATTTTATTCGGTATGTTTTCATGCCTTAATCTTCCCCTCCTTCAGCAGTATCGCCTGCGTCCTGATCACGCCTTCGAGGTGGTAAAGTCTGGCGTCTTTGTTGTCGAGAATATGGGTTCGTCGATCGATTTCATCGTGACACGCGCTACAAGCCCATGCACCGATCAGGTCGTCAGGCTTCATCCCCGTTCCGCAAATTCCAGCCATCCGGTAATGTGCCAGAACTGTAGTTTCAGGATTGCCATTACATACGCCATAAATACGTACCTGGCATTCTCTGCCGCGCGCTTCTTTGCGTAAGTTAGCCATTTAATACTCCAGTTCAGGGTCATTTTTTAGGTCATGTTTTTTGCAGAATTCCTGCCACTCTCTTTCCAGCCGCTTACCTGTAAATTTCACTCTGCATTTTGAGTAAGTGCGAATGGCATTAAATGGTGCTGAGCCTTCAGGAAATCGAGAGCGGAATACTTCTGCCACAGGTACTAAAACAAAATACAAATAATCAGAGCTACTAAACGAATCACTCATCGTCTTCTTCCTCGTACATTGAGCTATTCGGATCGCTCATCAGTTCTGCGCAGCACGCTTCACATACATGAACTTCCAGCACATGCAGCTTCTGACCGCAGTTAGCGCACGTTAAAGCTCGATCGACGCTTTCTTTCTGGTATTGCATGATTTGAGTTGGGCTAAGCATGGCTATCACCACCTACAAGCCGCTTATAGGCATCAATATCCCTTTTCGCTTCCCCTAGCCTTCGTTTTATCTCAGTGTTTTCTGATTTCAGCTTTTCAATGTCCTTTTGGTATCGATTTCTATGTTCTTCCCAAGCGTCCCGATACGCTTTCATTTTTGTTATGGTGGATTTTCGTTTCGCCTGACGAACTGCATGATGGTTTTCAATAAACCAGTCAGGGTCATTAAATGCGGCACGCGCGCATGTATACCAATAATTTGTTGCCTCCCTGTTTAACCAATAAATACTGATAAATGGCAACCGGATAGACACCATTTTTCGTTGAGACTCTTTCTCGCCAAACATGTGCCCTTTTTTGATGCTCAGGCCAAATCCTGGTTGAATTAAAAGCATTGTCATTTCCTCGCACGATGTCTTAGCCACCGGATATCCCACAAGTGAGCCGTGTAGTTGAAGGTTTTTACGTCAGATTCTTTTGGGATTGGCTTGCGTTTATTTCTGGAGCATTTCGTTGGAAGGTATTTGCAGTTTTCGCAGATTATGTCGGTGATACTTCGTCGCTGTCGTGCCATACGTCCTCCTTCGTCTCTGGCAGCGGGAAATTACCTACTGGCGACCGCTCACATCTGATACACCATTGGTGCCAATAAGGTTGATTTGGCCGGAATCGATAATCGTCTTTGCTTTCTCCGCAGCGGTAGCAGTGTTTCATGCAACTCTCCCTGTTCGTTTTGACCACTCGTACTCTCGCCGGGAATCATCACTCCATCGCACGTTACGTTCTGAGCCGAACCAGAACATAATTTCGATAAGCTCTGTCATGCTCGCCTTCCTCATCTTGCTGGTACGCACCCCAAGAAGAACAACACCGCCATCAATACCTGGTACGCTTCTTTGCTCCAGCTTTTTAGTCTTGAGCCACAGCGCGGTGAAGATGTCTTTCCAGTCTTCCGGAGACAGTCGTTGACCATGCCAAGGCACCTGACGGGAGACGTCCTGAAGCATCGGCCACATACGGTCGTTCTGCGCTTTGGTTCGCTTAGGTTCTTTGACGTGGACTTCGTGGGGTGACTTGTCGTCGATGGGTAGTGAGAGAATGGCGTCTATGGCGTTATTTCTGATTGCTTCGTTGCGAAGCAGGTATGTTTGCTTCATCTTCCACGCTCCTGTAATCGTCAAGTGCGGCAGAAATAGTGCCTATCGGGTCACGGTCGTAGCCAATAATCTTTTTTACGTTTTCATCTTCTTCCACATCGAAAAAGAATCGCAGGGCTAACATGATTTCTTCGTATGCGCTCATACTCACTCCTTCACTTTGATTCCAGCGGCACGGATGGCCTCTACATCGCTTTCGTATTGTGATTCTGCACCTGAGTCATAGCCAATGTGATAATCACCGTAAAGTGGTCCTCGCTTTGGCTTTTGCAAATTAATTTCAATAGCTGCTCGCGATGCCTGCCACGACTCCCATGCAATCTCGACCTTGATATGCATAATCTTCATCACGTCACTTGAAACGTGATATTTGTTTTTAAACCATTCTTCAAACTGCTTTCTTGATTCGTCCATATTCCTCTCCATCACTCGCCTAACACTTTCAGTGCATTAGCGATTTCTTCAATCTGGTCATCTGCCTGATTAAATATTTCCCATACTGAGTCATCTTCTTCCACTTCGTAATACGCTTTAAGCGCGTCAAAAATCACTGAATAGTTAATCTCGGATATTTTCATCATTACTCTCACTTTTAGTTGATAAAACACCACGCCATTTTTGCTATCGCTACAGGTACAATTCCGATAAGTACCCAGGTAAACGCAGCACCAAACAACATAGAGAATGGGTCTTTACCGCCATTAACAAGGCTAATGTAGCTACGCAGAACAATAAAAAACGTCAGAAGAATCCATCCAACGCCAATGCATTTGATGGCGACGAGCATCCAATTAACCATGCTTCCCTCTCCCCCAAATAAAAAGGCCTGCGATTACCAGCAGGCCTGTTATTAGCTCAGTGATGTAGATGGTCATACGTCAGCCCCTTGTGCATATCGTCTGCCACGCGCAGCAGGTGCATTTGATGCTGTGCAAATCTGTCTGGCTTCATCCTGGTCACATGCAACAAAGTGTCCGTTGCAGAACCGCTGGTAAACCGTACCAAGCGAGCCAAAACGGTTTTTCGTCACGATGATTTCAGCAAATGGCGCGGCGCTACTGTTCTCGTCATATACCGCTTCCCGATAGAGCATGATGATTGAGTCTGCGTCCTGTTCAATGCTTCCTGAATCCCGCAAATCTGCGTTTGTCGGGCGCTTGTTTGGCCGCTTCTCAACATCGCGGGAGAGCTGGCTTAGGGAGATAACTGGAGTTTTCAGGTCTTTCGCCATCGCTTTCAGGCTACCGGAGATATGTGCTATGGCGAGGTCATTACGTTCCGCTTTTGGTTTCTCAATTAGCCCGAGATAGTCAGCCATAATCAGTGACAGATTAGGATGCTCCTGCTTGTGACGTTCGGAAATGGACCTGATTTCTTCGACAGACAAACGCGATGCGTCAACTACCCACACATCCAGATCTGCCAGCAACTTCATCCCGCTTGCAACTCTCGCCCATCCTTCATCGTCCATACGTGACGGGTTACGCAGCACACTGACCGACATCATTCCTGCGCCGGCAATCCCTCTCTCAACAACCTGAATGGCGCTCATTTCCATCGAGAAAATCAACACACCGCGCCGGACGCCAGAACCAGGAATAACACGACCTGCCACGCCTTCGGCTATCTTCAGCGCCAGTTCGGTTTTACCCATACCTGGACGAGCAGCAATAATCACAAGGTCTTCTGCGTTCATCCCTCCGGTGATAGCGTCAAGCTCTTCGATTCCGGTCTTCAGGGTATCCGACTCTTCTCCGTTCCTCAGACGCCTGTCAAGCGTGTCAGTGTAATCACTGATAATTTCCCCCAGTCGCACAGGTTTAACCTCGTCACGTGGCTTCCTGATGGCTGAAAGGCGCTTAACTAGATCGTCCATCGCTCTACCAGAAGCATCCAGCGTGCCGTTACTGATGGGCTCTCGCATCTCATCCAATAGCTGTAGAACCTGACGCCGTTGATAACTGTCTGCAACCATTCCGGCATAACCTTTCAGGTTTGCAGCGCTGGGACATGACCGCGCAGTCATCATCACCGCCGTTGCGTATTCATCCCCGCACTCCTCGGCCACCATCAGTCCATCAATCAGGTTCCTGTTTCTGGCCTGCTTTCGAATAATTTCAAAAGCTTTCCGGTAAAGCGGAATTGAGAATGCTTCAGGCTCCAGCGTTGCCAGAACGTCACTCGCGGTTGGTGTTAATCCACCAATCAGCAAGCCACCGATAACGCTCGCTTCGATATCCTGTCTCATGCAATCCCCCTGTCTGCAAACTTCCCTTCCCGAACTCCCGTTAACGAATCTTCCCTCAGCAGGTAATCAAAATCGGCCGTCCAGCCTGTGTCGTTGTCTCCGAAGTAAAACGGCTTGGCCTGATGCACAAACGCCCTGACATACGCCCTGAAACCGTCCACGTTTGGCGTTTTCAGTTGCGGGATGATTTTCTTCATGCGGCGTTTCCGTTTCTCGTTGACCGAAACAGCATGTGGAAGTCTGTCACCAACTTCGGTGTTGTAGGCGTTCAGGAAGGATTCATAGTCGATTCGTTCTGCCTTGCGACGTTCAGGTTTAACCTGCTCATTGCCGCCCCCGTTAGGGGGTAAGGGGGTATTTGTATTTATTGTCTTTTGTATATTGTCTTTTGTGTTTGACTGATTCGGTAAATTGGTTTTTACCGATTTGGTGAAGGTTAGTTTTACCGATCTGGTAAATGTTTTACCGAATCCGTTAACCTTCGTCTTCCACTCGGAAATATTTTTATTCATACCAACCTGACGCCCCACCTGAGTGAGAACTCCCATTCTGATAAGCTCGTTTTTGGCGGAAGAACATTTGGTTGGCGCCATGCCAGTGAGTTCAGCGAACTGTTCATTTCCGATCCAATCTATTTTTTTGTTATAACCGTATGTCTTGCGCCACACAGCCATAACAATCAGTAGCTGATGTTGAGTAAGCCCAGAAAGCATGACAGCTTCCAGCAGTGTATTTGCAGTCCGGGTGTAGCCATCGTCGAGTTCTGCCACGCGATGCTCCACAACCTCCAGATGAGGTTTTATCGGTGTAACTGTTGCAAGATTACTCATGACCTTTCCTCTTCAGTATTAGCTTCACTTTCTCCAACTCAGCCCGAAATCGACCAGGCTGTTTGAAGCTGGATAAGAACCGATCACGTAGTATGTTTTTGTGTAATTTGTCCTGGTCAGGACTGAGTTGTTTTGGCATAATTACTCCTGTGGATTGATCCAGTATTTCTACATCAGGCCTCGAAGAATTCGCCGTTCTTCGGGGCTTTTTCTTTTGTCAGGTAGGTAGCAAGTCGCCTGGTGAGCTCTGCCATTTCCTCGTCTTCGATTCCATACTCCAGAACCGCAAGCATCATGCTGACCTGAGAGAAGAAACCGTTCTTCCATCGGCTTACCTGGTATTCAGGAACACCCATAGCTTTAGCGAATGTCTTCTGTCCCATCATGGCTAACTTGTTGAGTAAAGTGGACTCAATGCGAGCCGCCTTCTTGCTTTTAGTTGCAACTACGTTCATTCAAAATATTCCTTAGAAATTAGATAGAGTTGGATTCGCAAATACACGCAAATCCGCTTAATAGATTTACCGCGTTGTCGGCGGTTCAGATTGGTAAAGAGCGGTACTACTTAGGCAGCATTAAGTTCAGGTGGGAACACATCGTCTAACTGAACATTCGCGCCAAAACTGTTGAGCGCCTCTACGAGCTGGCGGCACATTCTCAAATCCGGATGGCGTCGCCCTGATTCGTAATGACCAATTGCTCCCTGAGTACACCCAACCTTTTCGGCCAGAACGGCCTGGGATACCTTCATGGTTTCCCGGATTTTCCGAAGATTGCTCATCGGTATATCTCCTCAGGATGGTACGTAACCTAATAATACATTTCGTACTAAATAAAAGCAAGGTAATTAATACAATATGTGTGTTGTCACAGTCAATACATCTCGTAATAATCGGCGCATGAAGACACCGTGGAATGAGCTGGCGAAAGCCAGAATGAAACAAATAGGCCTAACCCAGGATAAACTTGCTGAAGCTCTCGGTAAGACTCAGGGGGCGATAGGTCATTGGCTTAATGGCCGCCGCGAACCAAGTATTGAAGATATTGCAGCGATCATGAAGCAGCTAGGATTGAAGGAGCTAGTATTAAGTTCTGATGGGATGGTTGATTATCCAGACTCCAACCTGAACAATGTTTCAAGTCCTCGTCCACACACAGAAATAAGGAGATTTCCCCTGATTAGCTGGGTGAGCGCAGGTAACTGGTGTGAGGCTATTGAACCTTACCAACTCCGAGAAATAGAGGTGTGGCCTGAGACAACTGCACATGCAAGCGAAAGGTCATTCTGGCTAACCGTTCGTGGCGACTCTATGACATCTCCCACAGGATTAAGCATACCGGAAGGAATGCAAATTCTTGTTGATCCGGCTATCGAACCGACTAATGGAAGACTCGTGGTGGCAAAGCTTGAGTCTGAAAACGAGGCAACCTTCAAGAAATATATTGTTGACGCTGGACAGAAATATCTTAAACCGTTAAACCCCAGCTATCACATGATCCCCATAAACGGAAATTGCCGCATTATCGGTGTTGTCATTGAAGCAAAATGGCAAGGCCTCTAACAATTCCCTCCCCTAGCCCGCTTATGCGGGTTTTTTAATACCAAAATATTTTTTCCATTCAATTTCATACACATAGTATTTATTTATCAATTTTCAGTACATTTTGTATTGACGATGTTAAGTACATTTTGTATTGTTTAGCCATCAGCAGGACGCTGGTAGCCAAACGGAAAGGCAACGCTCTTTAACTTCGATGATGCGCTGACAAAGCGCGAACAGATACCAAACGAGATGGGTTTGGCGGTGTGTAGCTCAGCAGGTAGAGCGGATTCGTGGGCTAAGCCGTGGAATCGCGTCACCAGTTCAAGTCTGGTCACACCACCAAAGCCATTTCACATGAGGATTAAATCATGACGGTTATCACCTACGGGAAGTCAACGTTTGCAGGCAATGCTAAAACTCGCCGTCATGAGCGGCGCAGAAAGCTAGCCATAGAGCGCGACACCATCTGCAATATCATCGATTCAATTTTTGGCTGCGATGCTCCTGATGCTTCTCAGGAAGTTAAAGCCAAAAGAATTGACCGCGTTACCAAAGCCATTTTGCTTTCCGGAACGCGTCAGAAGAAAGTTGAAGTAACAGCGGTTAAGAAGAACCGCATTTACTACCGGGACGCTAATCCGCTCGGGAACAAAATCCACGCAGTTCAGCGCATGAAGCTGAGCAGTAAGCCGCTTATTTGAGGTGAATATGAAAATCAAAACTATGGGTGCAAGCCCACTAACAGGCCAGATTTTTCAGGGAACCTTGAATACTGAAAAAGGAATGTGGGTGGGAAAAAAGGAAGATGTTACTGAGCAAGCAGTTAAAGCGGTAGCTGAACATCTGATGATTAAAAATCAGAAGTATGCATATGTGGTGAAGGATGGAAAGTATTTAATCCTAAGCCACCAGATAGTTGATGAACTACCTGCTGAATTTGCCAGAAAAGCATAGTTGGCCTTCTTTTATCTCACTTCAAATATCTAATCAGGTCGCAATGCGGCCTTTTTTATTGCCAAAATTTAAGGAATAACAACATGAATTCAGCAGATTTATCGAAGATTCTTGAAGAGCACAAAGTGTGGATTACCTCAATACATGAGAGCGGATCGAGAGCCAACCTGCGCGGTGCCAACCTGTACGGTGCCAACCTGCGCGGTGCCGACCTGTGCGGTGCC